GGTTAAGCAGTATCTAGAAGACCCAACATTACAAGAGTACGTGTGGAATGCGCGTCCGCACATACAAGGACGTATGGTTCCTTTATTAGAGGCGCAAGGCGGCAGGAAACCTAAAAGTAGAAGAAGTAGTGACGATGACCCGTTTAACTTTGACGAGGGTTACACAGAAGCAGCAGACAAAAAGATTGTGTGGAAAGGAGATAGTCTGCAAGTACTGCGTAGTGTCATATTAAAAGAGCCAACTCTACACGCTGGGTCTGTTGGTGCTCCCAATACAGGGTTTCATTACGACTTAGCTATCTACGATGATTTGGTTACGTTTGATAACGCAGACACACCAGAAAAATCACAGCGTATCATCGACTGGGTTAGCGACATGGAAAGCGTGATTGACCCCTTTAACGAAAGCTGAGCTTGGCGGTGAGAGTATCATGCTTGGTACAAGGTACTTCTATAAAGACTTATACGGTGTTTACTCTTTAGAAGACCTGACTGAAGAAGAACGAGAAGAAGAAGCAGTACTAAACAATGCCACTGCCAGTGATGACTACACCATATTTAAGAGAAACATTTACGTAAACGGTACGGACGCAACAGCAGGATATTTATGGCCAGAGCGTTACAACGAAAACGTCATAGGCTCAATTAAGAGGCGTATGCTGCGACTACCTCAAGGTATCCGTAGGTTCTCGTCACAGTACCTTAACACAATCATGTCTGATGAAGAGGTTGTGTTGGATAGCGATATGCTTCAATACGTTGCACCACACGCACTCTTTGTTAATAAAGAGCAGAGTGTGGTAGAAGTCACGCACTCTGGACTTCCAGAACGTTCTCTCATCAAGCCTTACATTGTCGTAGACCCTGCCATCTCGCAACGCAAAGGTGCGGATAACACAGTTGTTGCTGTGGGTGGTGTTGGTTCTAAACAGGAGTTGTATTGTTTCGACATTCGCGCTGGTAAGTTTTCACCAGACGAGACTATTGACCACATCTATGAACTCTGTGAGAAATGGAATGTTGGTGCTGTGCACATAGACAATGAGAAATTAGGGCAAGCTCTAATGCACACAATTAGAGGTCAGTTTGGGAGACGCAAGCCTATCGCACTGTTTCCCTATAAACCAGAAGGTGAGAAGAAAGCGAGAATAGCGACGTTTCTAGAACCACGTTTTAGAAATAACCTAGTCTACTTTGTCACATGGATGTCACGTCTGTCTGTACTAATGGACGAAATTACTCTCTTCCCCTCTCAGAATGCCCATGACGACTGTTTAGATGCGTTAGCCATGCTATGCCACGTTTCAGTGCCAAGTCGCGGCACAAGCTCTTCTACAAACAGTAGAAAGCATAGACCACAACACAAGCGTTTTAACTCTATTTACGGAGGAGTACGATGACAGACACATTAACAGAGAAAGAGCTTACAGAAGTTGGTCAAGTTGTTACGCAGTATTACAATAAGTACCAGCAAGCACGCACAAGTAAAGAACAGATATGGACAGAGTGTTGGGCTGTGTACAACGGAACACCAGAAGCCTTGAAGTACGCAGCGCAACTTGCAAAAAAGACGGTAGGAAACGTTACAACTGATTGGCGACACCGCATCAATCCAGGCAAGGCGTACGAAACTGTTGAAACAGTAAACGCTTACTTACAATCAGCTTTCTTCCCTAATCGTGACTGGTTCGACTTAACCCCTACGTCTCCAGATGGCGGTGCTGATATTGCACCAGCGGTAAAGAAGTACATTAAAGAGACGATGCACAAGGCTGGCTACCGAAGCGCGATGGATACGTTCACAAGACAACTGTGCATTACAGGGTTTTCGGTTATGGCGTTACCCTGGCGAAGAGAGGCAGTTCCTTACCGAATTAACCGTAAGGTCGAAGTACCAGTACACAATGAGTTAGGTGTGCCGACTGGTTCAAAATGGCTGACACGCACAGAACAAAGCCAACGCATTGTCTACGACGCCCCCCAATTTGAAGTTCTCTCTTCTTTTGATTGTTTCGTTGACCCAGATAATCTCAATCTACAAACAACAAACTTTATTCGTTGTGTACACGTGAGTAAAGCAACATTACTACGTCGTGTTGAAGAAGGTTATTACACAGGAATTGAAGCTAAAGATATTTTACGGATGTCTAACAACGGTACTGTTTCAACAAAGAAAGACACAAGCAAAAGTCGTAAAGACACAGTTACCCGCTTCCAGGGAATTGATGAAACAATCACAAGTGAGATGGTGACGTTACTTGAGTTTTGGGGTACTGTTACGTGTAGTGACTGTGTTCGTGAAGACGTAATTGTTACCATGTGTGGTGACAAAGTAGTACGTTTTGAAAATAACCCGTATTGGTGTGGACGACCATTTGTAATTTCCACGTACACACCAAACAACCATAGTGTTTACGGTATGGGTGCTTTAGAACCAGCTCTGTCAATGCTCCACCAATTAGGTATTGTCACTAACCAGCGGCTTGATAATCTAGAGCTAGCAGTCGACTGTATGTGGTCGTTCACAGATGACGGAACTATTCAAGAAGAAGACATCTACACGGCACCAGGTAAAATCATAAAAGTTGCTGACCATGGTGCACTGCGTCCAATCATCCACAACCAGCAGTTTACTGTGACATACACAGAAGCGCAATTACTTGACGCTGCGATTGATAAGTCAGTGGGTGCTGGTGCTTTTATTTCAACAGGTCAAGGTCGAAATGGAGACCGTGTTACAGCTCAAGAAGTGCAAGCTGTGCGTGATGCAGGTGGAAATCGTTTAGGGAGAGTACACGCCAATTTAGAACAAACTGCGTTAGAGCCAATGCTGCGGAAAACGTATAGACAAATGCAGCAGTTCGTACTTGAAGACAAAGTAATTCGTGTACCCGGTCTTAGCAGTGGTGAGTTCTTGTACGCTAACATCGGTGTTGACGAGTTGCAGCATGATTTTGATATTAGTGCTGTTGGTGCTGGGCACATCGCTGACAAAGAGTTTGAGTTGCAGAAGAACTTAAACTTTGTACAAACTGTGCAAAACAACCCTGAGATGGGTGGCTTAATTAATTGGGCAGAGATGACAAGACACCTAGCCAATAAATTTGGCATTGACGACGTTGATAAGTTTATCAAAAATCCTGACACTGAAGGCGGTGGTGCATCTGCCGCACCACCTGTGGTTCCCACACCAGGTGTGCCTCAACCAGTCCAACCGACAGAAGCAGAAGTAATGGATTTTAACGCACGGCTTCAAGCTGAAGGTGGTGCACCCGCTATTGCATATGCTCGTGAACAGGTAGCTAATGATGGTGGTGCAGCGATGCTTCAAGAACTCTCTGGTTTACCGCAGTAGCTATACTACAGTTCACTAAGACAACACAACAACACTTATGGCATTATCACCGGAAGACCGCGCTTTTTTTGAAGAAGCAATTAGTGAAGTTTTTGGTGTAGACATTACTACTGTACAAACAGCAATTAAGTTTGTCGGTGAACAGCAAACCGAACAAGCACTACGTCCGGTTAAGGAGGCTTGGGGTGACAACTTTGATGAACACTTTGCTCGCACCAAAGAGTACTTTGACACGTTGCCTGCTGACAGACAAGCGTTTTTCGACAACCCTGACGGTCTGATGTACTTATTTGATACTCAGGTTAAGCCAGGCTTGCCTGCTTCAGAAAAACCAAGTGGTGACATCCCCGCAATTCCATCGTCAGCAACACAACCAGCGAGCGCAACACCACAACAGGGACTTACTCGTGAAGCAATTAACGCAATGTCCCCTACTGAGTACAAAGCCGCCTCTGCTGAAATCGCACAGTTTTACGCATCACAGACTGCGTAACAAACAACACAACAACATAGGTTCAACATTCCATGCCTTATAGCCCTACTCAGTCGCCCTTACAAGGGGCAGCTAATACTGCGAGTGTTCTTAACTTTTTTATCCCAGAATTGTGGATGGATGAAGTTATTCGAGCACGTAACGCAAAAATGATGATGCTGGAGTACGTGAAACGTATTCCTGACAGCATGAAGAAAGGAGACGTTTTGCACGTTCCTCGTGTCGGGCGACTTTCTGTGAACTACAAACGACCAGAACAGCCTGTTCAGTTACAGGTCAACGGCCCTACTGAGTTCACGATGCGCGTTGACCGTTACATGGAAAGCAGCTTTATCATTGAAGATATCGCGGCTATCCAGGAAGATTACGATGCTCGTAGTATCTACACTGAAGAAGCTGGTCTTGCATTAGCGCGTGACCTTGACCATTGGATTTTGGCTCACCGACTTGGTATCAAGAAAGCGGGTCAGGTTATCCAATCTCGTAACGCTGCAAATACTGCTGATGACGTTCTTAATCGTGCTGCTATTCTCGCAGCTCGTCTTCGGTTGCTTCAATCAAACGTACCGCTAGAGGATATTGTTCTTCACGTATCTCCTGCGCAGTACACTAGTCTTCTGAATACAGAAGGGTTCATCAACGGGTTTTACGTTGACGGTAAACCGACAAACACTGGTCGAGTGGGTGAGTTGTTTGGTATTCCCGTAATCGAGAATAACCAAATCCTGAAAAATGCCACTACCAATTTTCGTATTGGTGACAGCGGTGCTACTGGCCCTACGCCAGGTGTTGCGTTCTGGAACGGAACGGCTGCTGTGTACAGCGATTATTACCCTGACCAGAGTAAGTTTGCTGACCTGACGCATGGTGGGCAGGAAGTTGTGATGACGCCACCCGCTGCGGGTGTTGCCGGAGACACCCTTGCTGTTGGTCAGTACTCTGCAATCATGTGCCACAAGGATTGGTTGGCGTTTTGGATGCAACAGCAGCCGAAGGTTGAAAGCAGCCGCGAGGTTCTTTATCAAGCAGACGCTGTAGTGTGTACTCAGTTTTACGGTGCTAAGACTTTCCGGCCTGATTGTGCTATTGTCATTGAAAGTAACGAAGCGGCGTAGATAAATGAAAACTCTAGAAGCAGTAAACCAGGTTTTACTTTTAGCAGGTGAGCGACAGGTACGAGACATCAGTTCTCCCCCGGCGCTTAAAGCAAAGATTTGCCTAAGTGACGCTCTTCTAGAGTTTTCACTACTTGGTAGTTGGCCCGGTCTCACAGAATGGGTTTTCCCAGTGGGGTGGGCTGATACTACAGCAACTCTACCAAGCAACACCATTAAGATACTTGGTGCTAGAGTAAAGAAAGATGGTGTAGTTCGCCAATGGTCGTTTAAAGAAGAGTGGGTAAATAGTTACCGTGATGAAACGTTTACTGTAATTGGCAAAAATAAAGTTCTAGTGGAGAAAGAAGAGCCACTACTTCAGTTTAAAGTTACCCGTTACGTGTCACTGCCAGAAAATGACAGTATTGAAATTGACATTGACGAGACTTACCTAGCCGCTGTGCTCAAAAGAGCACTCGCTATGTTTGTACTGGTTCACTTGGAAGATGTAAATAAAGCAAGTCAACACACTGCCGAGTATGAAGCGCTTCTCACTCAGCTTAGATTGAGAGAGCGACAAACCAAAAATGGGTTTTCTACTATGTACAGGAACTCGCGGTAATGGTAAGAAAAACTATACAAGAACGTCAACAAGTAGACCCAAACAGAGAAGGGTCTGCAATTGTAGTAACAAACTTCAGCGGTCTAAACACGACGAGTAACCCAATGACTATTCCGTATGAGGATAGTCCAGTATTTACTAACG